GCTTAAAGCCAGGGGTGCATGATGGATCATGAGAAACAAGATCAGCGCTCCGGTCCCATGGCGCGAAAGCATCAACGGGTGGACTGACACCCTTAGGGCGGCCGGCCTATCAGCACAGACAATCAAAAGCCGTCGATACAAGATGGTGCATCTCGCGGCGCTGCTCATGCCATCAGGTCCCGAAGACGTGACCACGGAGCAGATTGTGCAGGTCTTTGCGCGACAACAATGGAAACCGGAGACCCGCAAGGCGTACCGGAACACCATTTCGTCGTTCTTCCGATGGCTGCACAAAAGCTGCAGGAGAAGCGACGACCCGAGTCTGGATGTGCCACGCGTGAAGAAGCCACACGCGCATCCCAGACCATGCCCGGACCGTTACATCGCTGCGGCGATGGAGATGGCCACGTCGTCGGAAAGACTCATGATCCGGCTCGGTGCGGAGTGCGGACTGCGGCGTGGCGAGATCGCACGGGTCCACAGCGATGACGTGGTGGCCGACAACGCCGGCCGGTCATTGATCGTGCGCGGCAAAGGCGACAAGCAGCGCATAGTGCCGTTGCCGGATGATCTGGCCGGCATCATCATGGACGCGCGGGGCTACCTGTTCCCTGGCCGGTTCGGCGGCCATGTGGAGGAATCATATATCGGTGACCACATCAGCCGCCTGCTGCCGGACGGGTACGCCGCGCACACGTTGCGCCACCGGTTCGCCACCACGGCCTACGCCGCCACACACGACCTGTTCGTGGTCGCGGAACTTCTAGGCCATGAGTCGGTTGAGACCACGGAGCATTACGTTGCGATGCCGGACGGCCGTCTGAGAGAAGCCACGGCGGCCGTCCGGCTCGCGGTCTAATCCTCGGCCTTGATGGTGATGTGCAAGCTGTCGAGCTTGTCGGCAACGGCCTTCTTGACAGCTTCCGCGATCTGGTCCGGGTCAGCGCCGAGGCTCTTGGCCATTGCGTCAACGGCTGCTGAGAGCGCTGTGATCTGCGCTGTGAGCTGCGGGATCAAAGTATCATGCATACGAATCACGTCGCTGGTGGCGTCGCTGATGATGTCCCTTGCCGGCCGGCCGTTCGGCAGCTTATGCAGCCACCCGCCATTGGTCAGGCCCGTGTCGTGCATGGCGAAGATGTCCTGGATCGCCGGTGACAGGCAATCTCGGACACATGCGCCGTTAGGCAGCTTGTGGGTCCAGATCTTCGTGACGTCTTCATCTGTCAGTGCCATTTCTTTTCCTTCCAGTAGGTTGTTTGCCTTATCGATGACCTGCTGAAACGGCAGGCCGTTGGGCGCGAGGTCCGGACAAGCCGCGTGATCGGTGCCTGGGATCTCCCTGTGCAACCAAACATTGCCCCTCAGTCCGTCGTGCCACAGTTTTTTCCACCCGTACCGGCGCGCGATGTCGGCGCACAATCGGGTGCTTGCGTCGATGCACGCCTGGGTGCATACCGCGCCGTCAGCCATGCCGCCTTCGTGCTCGATGGAGATGGTCGAGCAGTTCGACGCATAGTTCGCGTCGGAATAGCTGCCGTCCGTCTCCGCGACGTATTGGTGGATCTCGCCCGTCGCGCCGACGCCGTAATGTGCCGATGACTGGCTCGATGGGTTCGCGAACGTCGAATCGGTGCCGGCGAGGTACCCAACCATGATGTGCAGCGTGATGTGCGTGACGCCGTAGCCTTGTCGGCCCGTGTAATGGTTCGGGCTTCCCTTCCAGATGATCCCGTCCATCAGTCGCCTTCCTTGCTGCTGCGGAAGAGAGCGAGGATTGGGCTGTCATGCAGTTCCGGATTGATTTCCGACAGATTCTCAATGACACTCGCCACTTCTGTCAGAACGATGTAAACGCATGTCGGAATGATGATCGGCACGGCGAAGCCCATGTCAAGGACGCGCTGACCATGTTCCAGGATCTCGGCCAAGGCCACGATCATGACGAAAGAGACCTTGTGCCAGAGCCCATCCCTCATTTTCCCGCTGCTGACGTCGTGGTTCTTCACGGCCTTGGCGAAGCCGGTGAGGAAGTCCATGACGATCATGATGCCGACGATGCAGAGCGCCGCGATTTCCGTATCCAATTCCTTGCTCCTAACGTTCGATGCGCCATGCGAGAATGGCGCTGGTCCATGTGTTCTTCTTATAGGCAACCGAGCCTCTGAAGGCACGGAAGTAAATCTCACCCTCATTGATGGTGAAACCGGTCATCGGAGATGCGGAAGAAAGATTGTCCACACCGAGAACGTTGATGTCGATGCCTGCACCGGGTCGGAGACCGGCGGGGATTTTGCAGATTCCAGTCATCTCCCATGCCGCCATGTTCCAGTCGCCGCCAGTGCGGATGACTTTGATTGGGCAGACGATGAGGTTGCCGGCGCGTCTGGGATAAGCGGCGATGCTGAAGTCCGGGTGTCTGAATGTCAGGTCAGGCACTGCCATGTCGGTCACTGTCACGAGCTTGACCCATGCCGAGCCGGTCCAGACATACGCGCCGTTGTTCGCGGCGGTGGCGTCGGCGGTGACATAGCCGGTCTGACCGGTGACGCCTGTGGTATTGGCGAGCGTGTTGAGAGTGGTGGCGATGACGGGTTTGACGCCTGTGGGAGTGCTGCGTCTGTCCACTTGGTCAAGCGCCTGCTCGAACGTGTCGGCCATGGACTTGAACGAGTCCGGCGCGGTTGATACGAGGTCGGAGCCTTCGGGATATGAGAGCCCGTAGATGGGTGTTGTTGCTGTCATTGTGTTCCTTCCTTTTCGGCGGTGGGTGAAGAAGTGTCGATGATCTGGATCATCGAGAGGTCGCAGATGTGCAGGTCGAGCTGTTGCCAGCTGAGGGTGGGCAGGTCGGCCCATGTGATCCGTTTCGTCAAGAGCGGTCGAAGCGCGGTGAGCGTCGCTTCCTGGGTGAGTGTCGGCCTGCCCGCGCGCCACCGGTATGAGAGCGTCCCGCCGATGGTCGTGATTGGGCCGGTGAAGGCCGGTCGGCCGTCTGAGCCGGTCAGGGCCGACGCCTTGGCCTTGACGATGATGAACGGGCCGGATGGGCTTGCCTTGTATAGCCATGGAAGTCGTGCCGGGTCGATTCGCGTGCTGTTGAACGTCACTGTCTCCGGCACCATGCGCAGGTCGTGCGATTCGAGCCATTGCGCGATGTTGGCGCGGTCCGTGTCACTGACGTTCGAGGTGCCGCCGCTGTTCCATACGCCGCCCGAGTCGTCCACGGCGAGCATGTCGGAATCGATGGTGAGGCTCTTCTGTGTGGCGGTCAATTGGGGTGGCAGACGGTTCTGGGCTCCCATCGTGATCTCCACGTCGTCGAAAGAGAGCTTGCCGTTGTCCGATTTGACGCGTTTCGCGTTGATGACGACCTGTGTTAAAGGTTCGGTGATGCTCAGATCCGTCGATGCTTCGATGTCGGCCGCCGAGAGCGCGTGTCGTGTCTCTCCGTCGGTGAGGACGTTGAGTCGGCCATCGTTTGACAGGTGCACGGCGATCGGGTCGGCGAGGAACAGCGGCCTGAGTGTTGATGCCGCGCCGTCGTAGACTTCGTGCCATTGAGGGAGTCGTGGCCCGGCGGTGAGCCGGTGCAGCAGATCGAGCTGCGATGGGTGGTCTGATGGCGTGTATGGCGCGACGCTTGACGGCAGGGCGAACCCGTCGAGTTGGGCTTCCGGCGCTCCCTGCGCCGAGGCCCTGCAGTTCATCTCCTTGAGGCGTGCGGATGGCGTGCCTATCCAGTGCGCGCCGTTCCATTTCGCGGCCGTGTCTGTCGGTCCTTGTGATTGTAGACGTTTCCATACGGCCATCCTCGATGTGGCGGAGAGTTTGAGCAGCCACCCGCCGTCGCTGGCCGGTTCGATGCTGCCGCCGGTGGAGACGGTGCCGATGAACATCGTAGAGGCGGGCGAGTCGGGGGAGTCCGGCGAGTCGGGGGAGTAGGCGCGGTGCAGTGAGTCGATGGGGATGCGCAGATCTTCCCAGTCGCCCATCGACGGCTGAAGATCTTGCCATCTGGGTTGATCGGAGAACTGTACGACCACTTTCATGCCGGCCAATGTCAATGCCTGTCCTGCGAGCCGTCCGGTGCGGTCGCGGAGGGTGAATGACATCACGGCAGGTTCGGGCTGTTCTTCGATGCCGTTGCTGCCCCAATCGATGGTGAAAGAGTCGAGGGCCGCGATGTCCTTGGCGGAGTCGTTCACCGGTGTCCAGCCGTTGCCGGTGTCGATGAACATGAAGCACTGCTGCATCATGACCTCCTTGCGTCGTAGTCGGCCAGAAGCCGTTTGATGGCCTTGGCGGTGCCGTCCTTGTCGATGACCTCGCCGTTGATCTCCACGTTCCAGGTGTTGACCACTGGCGTGGTGTTGCCCTGGGCGGAGAGGTTGAGGGGCATGGCCGCCAGTCTGCGGTTGGCGCGGCTGATAGCGGTTTCGACGTTGCTGTCGAATCCGTTGTTGAGGCCCTGTGCGAAACCGGTCATGATGGCCTGGCCGGCGGGGATGAGCAGGCGACGGTCGTAGCTGATCGGGCCCTTGTGGGCCTTGATCCAGTCGCCGATGCCGCTGATCCAGCCGGTCACGTTGCTCCACATCGATTTGAGGCCGTTGAGGAAACCGCTGATGATGCTTGCGCCGGCGTTGTAGAGCAGTGTGCCGGCTCCGGAGAAGAAGCCGCCGATTGTGCCCGGGATGCCACGGAACCATGAGACGACGCCGTTCCACGCGTTCCTGGCACCGTTCGCTGCCGAGTTGAAGATGTTGACGATGGTGGAGCCGAGACCGGAGAAGAAGCCGATGATGCCCTGCACGCAGCTGGAAAGGTAACTCGTGAAGCTCGCCCAGACGGACCGCCCGGTGTTGGTGCAAGCAAAAAAGTAGGTGAGTCCGGCCACGAGCGCGGCGATGAGCGTGATGACCAGCATGATCGGGTTCGCGGCCATGACCGCGTTGAGCAGCGCCTGCGCGGCCGCGGCCAGCTGCATGGCCGTGGTAACGGCGGTGACGACTGCGACGGCTCCGCCGACCGCGGCCACGAGAGGGGTCACAAGATCCAGATTCTGACTGATCCAGTTTCCGGCGGTCTTCAGCCAGCCGCCGACCGTCTGCGCTGCCGAGGCGACGGCGTTGAGCACGTTGCCGAAGGCCACGCCGGCCGGTTGTCCTCCGGTCATGGCGTTCACGACGTTCATGATTCCGTCCCAGAGCGATTGTAGGCCGCCGCCGACCGACTGCGCGGCCGTCTGCAATGCGGCGAACGCCCCGGTGTCCTTGACCTGTGCGAAGAACGTCTGCAATCCCTGCGTGCCGTTCTGCGCGAGGTTTGTGACTGCCGTCGCGGCCGCGTTGATGCCGCCTGTGACGGCCGGTTTGAAGAGGTTGAAGGCGTCGGTCAGGCCGCCGGTGACGGCTGCTTCGAGGTTTCCCATGGCTCCCTCGATGGTGCTGGTCGATGTCGCGGCCTGTTTCGCCACGTCGGTCATGCCGAGGTCCATCAATGCCTGGTTAAATTCGTCGGCGGTGATTTCGCCCTTGGCCATGGCATCCCTGAAATTGCCGGTGAAGGCCCCGTTCTTGAGCATCGCTTCCTGGAGGTTGCCGGATGCGCCAGGGATGGCGTCGGCCAACTGGTTCCAGTTCTCCGTCGTAAGCTTGCCCGCTCCGGCCGTCTGGGTGAGCACCATAGCCACGGAGCCGAAGGTGTCTGCGTTGCCGCCGGCCACGGCGTTCAGGTTGCCGGCGGCCTCTGTAAGGCCGGTGTAGTCCTTGATGCCGTTCGCGGCGAGCTGCGCCGTAGTGTTCTGGATGGTGGACAGGTCATACACTGTGCGGTCCGCGTAGTCGCGCGCCGCCTTGCTTGCCTTTTCGACGTTGGCGGTGTCGATGCCGGCGAAGCTCATGGTGTTCATGAACTTGTCGGTGCTGTCCGACATGTTCACCACGTCGCCGGCGAAGCCCTTCACCGTGTCCCACAGCGCGGTCACGCCCTTGACGGCCAACCCGCCGATGGCGCTGCCGAAAGCGGCCGCCTTCGTGGTGGTCGTTTCGAACGCCTTGACGGCATCATCGGCGTTGCCGGTGATGCGCACGCTCATGATCGCGCTGTGCGCCATGGTTCACTCCTTCCGTGTTTCTTCCGCTTCCGCTTCCTTGAGAAGCGCGGCGATGCCGGTGCCCCAATCGGCTTCATCGGCCTCGTTGCGCCATTGCCATGGCGTGCCGCCGAAACGGCTTGCCAGGAGGAACGAGAGACGGCCGAGCGAGTCTTGGGGCCACGCGGCTAGTCCGTAGGGTTTCCCTCTTCCGTCTCCTCCCTCGCGGCCGCGAGGTCGAAGGACGCTACGGTGTCCAGCCAATGCTCGAAGTCGGGCAGATTGTGGCCGGCCATGCGCAGGGCCGCGTAGGCCGCGTAGGCTCCGGAACGGACGGGTGACTGGGTGATGGGGCCCCAGCCGGCCTCGATGGCGTGCGCCTCGGCCTTGCAGGTGGCGCGCATGGTGATCGGCACGAGCTCGCTGGTCCCGTCCGTGTAGGTGATGCGGGTGGTTGCCATGTCATTTTCCTTTCACTTGGTTCAGTGTCTTGTCGATGAAGTCCTTGTAGACCTTTTGCCATTGGCTCTCGGTGGAGGCGACGCCGTTGTTGACGAAGAGCCGTGGCCGGATGTGCCGTTTCGGCCAGCCGTAATTGATTGGGCCCGCGTATGGCACGGCCTTGCGGCCGGCGCGAATGACGCCGGCGCGTTTCGTCGCTCCGACACGCAGGCTGCCGGCCAGCCGGCCGGTCTTGCCTCGCGGGGCGAGGTTGCGGACGGCGGGCAATGCGATCTGCGCGGCCTCGCGGTTCACTTCCTTCAGGTCGTCCATGTCCGCGCCGGCCTTGCGCATCGTCTGCACGAAGCGTTTCTGGCCGACGACCATGAGTGCCTTGCCGGCCATCACTTGCCCGTGTACGGTGCGTGGGCGACGTTCGTGACGGCGAAGCTCAGATCGTTCGTGTTCTTCGATTTGACGTCGCCGCCGATGGCGATTGGCGCGATGGTGACGTTGAAGGTCCACTGGATCTTGCCGGTCTGGTTCGGGACGAACTGGGCCGGCAGCGTCTCGCCCTTGTGATCGAAGAGCCAGACGGCCAGACCGTCCTCGCTGAAGTCGTCGCCCACGGTGCCCTCGAACGTCCACGTGGTCGTGGTGTTCGTTTCCTCTGATCCGTCCAAAAAGGTGGTCGGGTCGTCGCTGCTGTTCGACGGATTCAGCTGCGCCTTGGTCAGGTCGGCGCTGAAGTCCCTGCCATTTTCGGTGTCGGTGATTTTGAAGATGCCGGGGCCGAGCGTGCGGATCTTTCCAGTCATGATTGTGTCCTTTCTAATCCAACGGGTTGAGGGTTATGGTGTAGGCGGCCAGGCTGCCCACTCCGGTCAGGTTGAACGTGCTTGGTTTCGCGTCCCGCAAGTTCACCTGGCGGTCGTGCAAGCGTTGCACGCCGTCAGTCAACAGGTCCAAGGCGGCCGCCTGCGTGGCCATGGTGCCGGCTATGAGATTCACCGTCCAAGTGATGGTCTGCATATGCCAGCCCTCGAACGTGAGTTCCGGCGGGTCTATCAGCACCGCTATTCTGCCTGGCAACGGGCGGGCGTCCTGCGCGTCGATGGTGACGACGCAGGCGAGGTCGCCCATGGCGTCCGTCAGCATGTCCATAAGGGCTTCGCGCTCTCGTGTTACTTGGCTGCTCATGCGATCACCACGCTCCCGGTCAGGATGCCGGCCGCGTTGAGTTTCGGCCACACCGAGCGCAACGGGTCGCTGCTGACCCTGAACGGTTCCAACGTGCCGTCGCCCACGCTCATGACGCCCAGTCTGGCGTCCCGGCTGTTGTAGAGGTCGGCGGCGCAAGAGGTAACGCAGTCCGCCATGACTTCCTGCTCCACGTTCCTATCGCCGAGCGCGCCGCGAACATAGCCGATGGCCGCTTGGATGACGCGGCGCACCCGGTCGTCGTCGCCGGTGGGAACGTTGATTTCGTCCCTCACCGCCGCCTCATAGTTCGTCCAGTCGTCGGCCACGTCACTCGCCAGACTTGGCCGTTGCCGCGAACTTCACAGGAATAAGCCCGAGCGGCTTGGTCGCCGCCACGGCCATATAGCCGTAGACGCTGTAGTTCTCGGTGAGCTTGGTCGGGTCGCCGTCGCTGAGCTGGGTGGGGCCGCCCGACTCCCAAACGGTCACGGCCTCGGGGTCGATGAAGCACGCGGTGCCGGCCGGGGCCTTGGACAGCATCTGCACCGGGACTCGTAGGAACTTCCCCGCGATGCCGGTGAGGTCGAAGTCACCCAACGTGTCGGAGCCGTCACCGCTCAAATCGAAGAAGCGGCTGCCGGTGTCCTTGAGCTTGATAAGCGCCGCCATAACGTCCTTGGAGACACCGAGACGGGTCAGGCTCACGTTGCGGTCGTCGGCAAGTTCCGCCGCGTCCATGATCAGCATGGCCCACTGGTCGATGGTCATTGCCGCCAGCGTCGCGGGCGCGTCGATCTTGTTCGCGTTCGTCTCGGCGTCGCGCTGCGCTGCGATGGTGTCAAAAAGGAAGTTGCGCACCTTGGTTTCGGTGGCCTTGGCGTAGGCGTTGCGCAACGCGGCAAGAGCGGTGTTGAGCATGGGCGTGGTGCTGCGTTCGATGGTCTGGCGCGAAAGCGTGGTATAGCCGCCATAAGTCTCAATGTTTGCGCTCTTGGTGCCGAACGTGACCTTGCCGAACTGCAACGCGCCGCCCTCGTTCTCCTGCTTGTCCACCGTGGCGGTGTCGGACGCCACCACGTTGTATTCCATCGTCATGCCCTTGTCCGGCAGCGTGTCATGGGTGAGGATATTGGTCACCTTGCGGCGCTGCTCGATCAGTCGCAAATCATCCCTAATCCATGCCACCTTGTTGCCAGTGTCGCCGGTGGCGATGAGGTCACGGCACTCGTGCATGAGCTGCACTGCCGCTTCGTCGCCACGGTAGAGCGCCTGAAGATAGTCGCCGGCCGTGCGATACTCAGCACCCATGACCTTGGCCGGCTCACTGTCGGTGTTCCTGGCAATGGCGGCTTTCATGCTGCGCTGTTCGTCCATGATGCCGTTCAGCTTGTCGTTGATTTCCGCAAGGTCCATTTCGTTTCCTTTCCTGTTGTTTCCGGTTTCCCGAATGTTTTCGCTGCTGCGCTGCGAAGTGATCTTCGCGGCCTCGTAGGCGGGCCATGACACCACCGACACTTCCAGGAGGCGCACGCGCTTGCGGTGGGTGACGCCCTGCTTGTCGGTTTCGTCCTCAATCGGCATGAAGCCGACGCTGAGCGAGTCCAGCGCGCCGTCGCGCAACAGGGCCACCACGTCCCGGCCGCGCTGCGTGTCGCTGATATGCGCCGTGATATGCAAGCCGTCCTCTTGGGGCTGCGCGCCGGTGATGCGGCCGATAAGCTCCCCATGCTGATAGCAGAGCTTCGCCGTGTCCGTATCATCGAAAACACAATCGGCGTCGAACGTCTCGGCACCGTCCCATGTGCTGATGACGCTGCCGTAGGGCACGGCCACGCCCCCCAACGTGCGCCCGTCGCCCTCTTCGGCCGCGCGTAGGCACACGCCCTTAAACCCGATTTCATGCTTCATTCTGCGTCTCCTGTTCCTGTGGTTCCGGCTGCGGTGCCGCGATGAGAGGCGGCAACGCCTCCCTTGCGCGCACCTCGTTCACGTCCATCCAACCGGCCTCTATCGCCGTCTTGTAGGCGTTGAACCGGTCGGCCATGTCGGCGCGCCGGCTGCTGTCCCAGTCGAACGCGGCCGTGCGGCCCCTCGGCAACAAACGGTTGACAAGTTCCTCTCTCTCGCCCGCATAAGCCGCCAACGTGTAATCGGCGAACTCAATCCAGCTTTGCTCGTTATTCGATTAATTAAGGTTGCTTCCGTCATCGGCCGCCAACATGATGCTCGCCGGGATGCCTAGAAGCCGCGCGATCTGAGTGGTGTCGAACTTCTGCGTCTCCAAAAACTGCAAATCTGCCGGTTTCATGTCCAAGGGCACGTATTTGAGTTTCGAGCCGAGCACCTTCACGTCGCCGGCCTCACCCGTGGCTTTCCACGCCTCCTTGGCGTCCTTGGCCACCTGCGGCGTCACCTTTTCCTCCGTCTGCAAATAGCCCTTGAGGTTGCTACCGTCGCTATAGAACTTGGCCTTGTTGATTCGGTCCATCTGCGCGGCCTCCACTTCCTCACGCGCCGCCGAGATTGGCCCAAGCCCACGCAACCGGCCTGGCACGTTCAAAAACTTGCAATGAACGATCTGGTCGGCCGTGTAATCATGGCCCAGATAGCTATAGCGGAGCTTGGGCGCGGCCGGGTCGTTGCCGTCGTCGCTCACGGTCACGAGGGATGGTGGAAGCACCTCGCAAGAGACCACTTCGCCATCGAAATGCACCAATCGCACGAAAGCGTTCCCGTCCAATACCATGCTTGCCACCATGTCCGCGAGGAAGTCGCGGCGGCTGCGGTTCACGTCCGGCTGAAGCACGATGGAGGAAACCGTGTCGAGCTTCACGCCTCCCCTGATTTCATGGATGGGCAAACCGGTGATGGCGGTTTGCAGCACCTGCACGCCACGGAACACGGTTGAGAGGCTCAACGGGTCGCAGTTCCCCAATCGTGCGGGCGGCTTGATGCCGTCCGGCATGTCCGCGTCGGCGCCGCGCGTCAGCACGCGGCCCGCCATTCTCACACGCTCCCAAATGTTCATGCGGCCAAGTATCACCGCTAAGCGCCAAGCCCGCCACAAGCCCGCCGCCCAGCGCCGCATAATGCCGCCACGCGACGCCGAACGCCACCGGCTAGTAGATTTGCAGCGGCCCCGTTTCCTCGGGCCTGTGGGCGGCTCCCCAAGCCGCCAACATGCAGCTTTCCAACGGTGACGTTAGGCCGGTGCTTCCGCGTCGGCTCACGCGCCATGCGTCGCCGGCCCATTTGCGCGCCGAGTTCGCGGCGCTGGCGTCCAACTCGGGGTCTGCAGCGTGGGTTATCGCGTGGTTAGCCAAGCCGGCAACGAAACTCTGTCCGGCGGTCAGGTAGTCGGCCGAGTCCATGTCCACGAACCGCAGCAGCGGGTCGCCAGCGTCGTCGGTCATGTGGCGCAACCGGTCGGACAAATCGGCGGCGGTGCCGCGCGCGTCGATCACCACCGGAGCGCCGTACTTCGAGCACAAGCGGGTGAGTTCGGTCGGCGCGTACCCGGTGCCGTCCAAGATTCTCAGCAATTGCACCGTTATGGTGCCGTCATTGTTGGCGATGCCAGCCGAAACGCTCGTGTGCGTCCCGTCCACGTCCACCGCGACGCCGAACACCACCGGCCGGCCGTCCAAGTCGCCGGGCGTCACCGGTGCCGTTACCGTAGCCGCCCACAACGCCTCGTCTATCGCCCTGTCGGTTATACCCTCGTCCCGACGGTTGCCGAACGCGCGCGCCCAACCTGCCGGGTTGCCCTGGAACTGTTCGCGGAAGTCGGCCAACTGCGCCTTGTCCCACAAGAGTCCGGCGGCTGGATGATAGCGCATGATGCTGTCCAGATTCTCCGGATCTTCGTCGGCTGGCAGCCCGAAGTCGAACCAACACGTGCGGCGCGACTGCTCGCCAGCCCTGCAAGCGTCAAGTCTACGGTTGAAGAACGTCGATTCTGCCGTTCCCTCGGTGCTGGTTATCCATAGCTGCGGCTGCACGCCGGTGGCCTTAAGCCTTGTCGCCATGGTCGGCATGAAGCCATCCAAAATGGTGTTTCCGGTTTCCTCGGACAACGAAAACGCCTCGTCCAACGTGATTTTGTCGCCTTGGACGCCGTGCCCCGCAACCTTGGTAACGCTCTTTGGCATTATCACGCTGCCATTGGCGAACGGCTGGCGCAAGTCGCCCGCGCCGAGATACGGCCGTGTGGTTATTGCCGCAAGCGGCGAGCTGCCGAGCGTTTTCAGATATTTCTTGAAGTGGTCGCCCGCGTCCTTGCCCGTCTGCGCCAAATAATAGATGAAACGATCTGGTCCCCACTGCGAGTTGCGCGTGTCCACCGCGTCCACAAGCGTGCTTTTTCCACACTGTCGCGGTGTGCTCAATATCACCGTGTCATAGAAGTAAGTGCCTGTGTTCGGGTCTATCTCGCCCGCCACGTCGGCCACCAACCGTTGCCATGGCAGCAGAGGCGTGCCAA